TTCAATGCATTATAATCAAATGACTTCCAAAATTCAAAGTCAGTTACCGCATCATCATAAGATAACTTATGGAACATGCGGTATGGATTCTGTATGAATTCAAGTTCACGGGTATTCGTATCAAATATATGAAAACCTCTTGGGTCATTATAGTCAGCCCAAGTCATCTCGCCTGGTGTGCCAACATAATAGATGTGACCATCATTTGATTTATGATGAAAGTGTCCTGTCAATACGATATCATACTTGTTTAATGGTTGTTTGTCAATACCACCGTGGCAAACATTACCTCGGTCCATTTCAAACCCATCAATCTCAAAATGCCCGAAGCAAATTTGATTTTTACTATTCTTTATTTGTGTGAAGATTTCTTCTTGATTACCTGAACAAAGCCAAGGCACAATATCAATCTCCACACCATCAAACATTACTGAATCAAACTCATCATATATCCTAATGTTCTCATAATCTTGCAACAATAAAGATGTAGAATTTACTTCAAGTGTATTCTTAAAGGCAACGTCATGGTTACCAAGCAATGTATGAAGTGAAATATTATTGTCACGGAGTTTGTCAAAGAAATATTTACGGCACAAGTATAGTGAATTGAAGTTGATAAACTTCCTGCGGTCAAACAAATCTCCAAGCTGAAAAACCGTATCAATCTTATTTTCGATTAGATACGGGAAAAATGTTTCATCATAGAATTTTTTATAATAACGGTGAAACTCCAAAGAATCACCACGCATACCGAAATGCGTATCACCTAGAATACAAATTTTCATAATTTATATCATAACACAAGTTTAAGTGTTTGTCAATGGTTCCGTAGGCAATTCTTCAATAAACTTTTCTAGGCCTTTTGTTTTGCCTTCTTTTTTCTTCTGTTTACTTTCTTCAAAGTTTTGAATGAATTCGGAAATGTTATCATACATTTGAAACTGTTTTATGTTGCCGTCTGAATCTTCATAACTCTCAAATTCATGGAGTATACCAAACTGTTCTGTTGCCTTGTACTTCACATAGAGTTGTTTCTTCTCTTTCATAATACGGCGTAGAAAGGCAAAGTAAATGATTTGGGTAAAGTATGCAAATGGGTTCTTTGACTTGTCAGGGTCAAAATTACGGAAGTACATCAGGCAGTTTTCGATGCCATCTGATATCATTTCATCTCGGAAAGAATAAGAAAAGAAGTTAGGCTTGCGAGACAGGTGTTCTGCAATTTTTAGGAAACATTCTCCAATGTAATTTGGAATCTGTGGGTCCTGTTTACCTTCTTCTTTGGCAACCACACACTTCTTCTTGTACTCTATAAGAGCCTCTAAAAAATCTGCGTTGTTCACATAATGTTTTGGTTTCTTCTCACTCATATTTGCCTTCTTTAGCTGTTGACAAACGGCTTGACATGTCGTATACTGTCGGTGTTCCGTTTGAAATTAATAATTAATGTAACCTGTTACTTCTCTTACGATGGATCATTTCCATAGTTTCTTCTTTAGTCATCGTTTCTTCGTTCTCTTCCTCAATACTAAACTCATCGTCATCCTCATTATCGTTCATGGCTTCTTTCAAGTTGTTAACGAGGGTGTCATCTCTCATATTCTTCAACTGTTCCGTATTAATCATATTACCGTAGTACTCAACAAGAGCATCTTTCGGGTCTATCATGGTAAGAATGTCAGAAGAATAAATTGTAGCCATGTTATCTTTAATCAACTCAATTGGTAACCAAGGTAACATAACCATCATTGTGCCTTGAGAAGTTCTCTTAAAGATAAGATGCATAGGATTATTCAACATAACCATTTCTGATTCATCATCTTCAATAATGCTTGCAATGATATCCTCTCCGCTTTGCAAACGGACTATCTTAACGCCTTGGATTAATTCATTCATTTTTAAGGTTGATATTGTAGAACTTGTATTTAAATTTTTCATCATCATATATCCTAACACGTTCAACAAAATGATGCAAGCTGTAATTGGTATATTTGCCTATTCTGAAATCATCAGATATATCAAATAGAGTAGCTTCTTCTTTGTTATCACCTAATCTTAATCCTCTTCCTATGGATTGGAGATTACGAATACGAGACTTTGAAGGAGAAGCAAAAACAATATTGTGTAAGTTACGAATGTTAACGCCAGTAGAAAAGGTACCATAAGAAGCCACAATAATAGCGTCTTTTTCTTTTTCAGTAATTGCACGAACTGATTCCCGAATTTCAACATCGGTGCCACCAAAGACAAAGAATACATGCCTATTTTTTGCATGTTCTTTAATAAGTGCATGTAACTCCTTGCCGTGTTTTTCAACGAACTGAAACAACACAAGTGTATTACCTTTGAGAGACAACACCAAGTTTTTGATAAACTCATTTCTTGGTTTGCTTTTAACTATGTAGTCTATTTCGGTTTGATAGTCCCAACTTCTGGCTTGTTTACATATTGATTCATCATATTTAAGAATCAAACATTTAATTTTAAATGCCGCAAGTTGTCTTTTTTCCATCAACTCAGCGGTAGATGTTGCCTTGTAAACTGGACCAAATAAACCTTCAAGTACAAGTTTATGTGTTTGTGTACCATCAAGTGTGCCTGTTGTACCAATGCGATACTTGGCATTAGAACAACCAGATAGAATAGTTGTCAACGATTTGGCCTTGAATTGATGTGCTTCATCACCAAGAACAAAGTCAAATTGTTCAAAGTACTCTTTGTCGTTTTTATAGATTGATTGCCATGTAGTAATAGTCAGAAACTTGTTTGTATGTTTCTCTTTACCAGAATATTGACGATGACAGTATTGGTCTGAATCATAACCATAGTCTGCAAAGTCTTTGTACATTTGTTCAACTAAAGAAGTTGTAGGTACAATCAACAAACCTTTTCTATTCTCTATTTGCAAATGGCGAAGGATTAGATATATGATTAAAGACTTACCAGATGCAGTAGGAGATAGTAGGAGAATTCGTTTGTTACGAACTGCGTGTACGAATGACTTTAGTTGATAGTCTCTTACTTCAAGTGGTATGTTTAATGTTGAGATAAATTGTTCTGCCTCAACAACAGAATAGTTTTCTGTGCAGTTAACATCGGCATCAATTTCTAATGTGTAATCACGTTCTTTACAGAATGTTTCAATGTAAGGAACAAGACCATGATAGATGGTAAAGTTTCTTAGGTCAGCCAAACGTATGCGACCATCCCATACCCGTGACTTGTATGCAGGAGTAAATTGATAACCAGGAACATAAAAGCAAAAAAAATCACTCAGCTCTTGTGCAACATTACGTTCACACTCAAACTGAATATATGCTTCGTCTTTTTTATGTAGAATTAAATCAGACACCTTGAATAAATCTTTCCCATTGTATGAAGTCTCTGAGCTGGAAAGTTCTACTGTTTAATTCTTTTAATATACTAGAACACACATCCACAATCTCATCATGTAACACTTTCTGAGCAATGTATTTATTGATATCTTCATCACTCTCTAAGTATGTAGTAATGTCGGATTTGAGTACAAATTGAAATGGTTCCCATCCGTGTTTTTCAAGTTGGTCTTTGTCTAACTTACCTGTGTAATATTCCCACTTCAACTTCTTCATCTTGTTATATTTGAATTCCGATTCTTTCGAAAGCAAACGATGCCTTGAAAGTATATTCAAATACTTACTGTGAAGTTGAGGTATGTTGATAAGTGCTTTGCCAGGTTCTGTTCTATCAATTACAGAATCGGCACGCCACATTTCTAATAAATCGTCAAGTTGTTTCATAATTAAAATCCTCCTATTTACAGAGGATACACTACCAGAATTTAGTTGTCAAGCCTGTTTAGAATAATTTTTCAATATCAAAGTAACTGTACCTGAATGTTGCATCAGCACTCATTGTGGTATCAGGACTATCGGTTGCACTTAGAATGAATGCCGATACGGATGTTGGAAAACAATCGTAGAATTTAAATTTGTAATATGGTACATTAGATGATGATAACACCGTAATTGAGGCATCTGAATATTGTGGTTTTGGTTTATTGACACCACCTGCAATTCTATTCAATTGACCTAGACTTTGATATTCAGAAAAGTCATATGGGAAAGTCATTGCACGAATCCAATCATGCATTTCTGTCCATGCTTTTAATTCTTCATCAATCAAAAAAGTAATATTCAATATATCGTATATGGCCTTTTCACCAGGAAGATATACATCTACGAATGGATTGTTTTGTGGAACTTCTGATAGTGCGATACCAGGAACACTTACTGATTGACAGAAGTATTGTATACTTGGTGCCCTTGAAAAATTCAATGTGAATTTATTGGGTTGTAGTATATTAGGATTTGTTGGGTTTCTTGTGATAGCAGTCATATGCTTATTTATAACCAAAAAAAAGAGGCACCGAAGTGCCTCTTTTAAGTACCACTCTTATCGGTGGTTCATTATCACATAATATTTTTCACTTTGAACGCACGATAGTAGTTGTTAGTCAAGACGGTGTTAGCGCCATTACCTTGTGTAGTACCTTGTGCAAATGGGTTTGCAACCATACCGTAACGGGTCTTGAAACCAATCTTTGGTTGGAAGGTAGTTGTGTCAACTGCACGAACCATTTGTAATGGAACGTATGGGCAGTAGAACAAACCAGCGTCATAAGCATTTGTACCTTTGTATCCAACAACTGCAAACTCAGATGTACCGGTTGCGATGAAATATGGATCAATATACACTTTGATACGACCAAACAATGTACCTGCAAAGGTGTTACCTGTATCGTCAACAGTCAAGTTAACTTGAGATTGCAATGCAGAGTTGTAGTCAAGAATACCAGCCATTGCCAATGCAGATGCAACATC